TCATTTTGATTATAGTAATTATATACTATAATTAAAAAATCAATTTTTAAATAAAATTAATAGTTAAATTTATTAATATTATCCCCAACGACCAAGCATTTGCAATTTATGTCTATTTTTACTTTCTATAAACCATTTCTTTTTTTTAACATCCCATTTGGCGCCCATTTTTTTAGCTTCATCTTTTTCTGAAAATGGCACATTTAAATATAATTTCGAAGATTTGGCATGAGTATTATAAGGACAACTTTCAACTCCAATGGCTAAATTTGCTAATCTATCAGCATGGTCATTTCCAATAGAGTGTTCATCTTGCAAACCAGTATGAGCTGCAACGTGATGAAAATTAATATTTGGATATTTTCTGCAAAAATCATACGCAACTTCGACAATTTCTTTATTTGGAATATCTTTGCCTTTATTTTGCCATCCTTTTTTATACATTTTTTCACCATAACTGGTGCAGCATCTTAATGAGTACTCGGAATCAGTATAAATATGCACTTCTCGTCGCCCTTCAATATCATCTCTAACAGCTGTTAATGCGCTTACAATGGCTAATAATTCTGCCACATTATTTGTTTGTCTACCATTTTCTGGAACTGGATGACTAATGTTTCTTGCGTCATTTTCTCCAAACCAAACACCAAATCCAGCTTTTGCGTTAGGTTTTCCGTTATTTGAACATGCTCCATCAGTATATATATTTATAGGTTGTTTATTAGAAGTAGGTTTACCGTTTTTTCTTATTACGAATTTATCCATGATTATATAACATTTTAATTATATATTTATATCAATTTATTCTATTTCTTTGTTTTCATTTGCAGTTTCTTTTTTATTTTCCAATAAGTTTTCTAATTTTTCTACTTTTTTAATTAATTTTTCAACATCATCCATAGTACGTTTTTCCCTTACAACTTCAGGATAATCCTCATTATACCACCAATAATATGCACCCCTTACACCATTATAGGTAAGTTTTATAGCATGAACTCCTAAATCCACTGTTTCATAAAGTATAAATCCTAATACCATATATAAAATAACAATATTATTTATATGGCATTTGTTTTTGAAGAACAAGATAGTGTATTATTTCATATTAGAAAATCAAATAATGATAGATTAGTGAAAACAGAATTTATTGGAAGAGGTGATGAAAAAAAACTTCGAAAATGTATAAAATATTACATGCATCAAAAGAAAAAAAAAATTAAAAAAAAAATGGATATTAGCAATAATGTAGTTACTTAAAAAAAAGCACTAAAAAAAGTGATCTCACGTTTTTTCGATAAATAAAAAGGGTAAAAATTTGGATCAGGACATTTTTAAAATGTCCTAAATAGGTTTTTCAGTATTTTTTTCAACTCATTTTTCTGCATGCACGAATTCTATTCTACATTATGTAAGTGAAAAAAATAAAATTGTTAAAAAAACACCACTACATCGTTTTTTTTAGATTTTTTTTTAAAACAATTTAGGCATTTTTTTGTTACATTTATATAAAATGAAACAAAAACAAGCCGAAAAAGTGAAACAACAAATAACACTGAAAAAATGCCATAAAAAATATACGTGCGAAATATGTGACTTTTATAGTAACAAAAAATCAAATTTAGAAACCCATTTTTTAACAAAAAAACACCAAAATAATCTAAAAAATGTAACGCAAAAAAAAGCCAATGTAACAAAAAAAAATGCCGCTACACTACATTATATTTGTACAAATTGTGCGTGTTCTTTTAATAATCGCACTACTTTATGGAGGCACAAAAAGATGTGTATCAAAAACACTGTATTATTTTGCTGTGAGGATTGCAATTTAACATTTAGTACAAAACAGAATTTAATCAATCATAAAAAAACATGTACAAATGAAAATGTAACTGTAATTCAAGATAAAAATGAAACGACAAATGATAAATTACTTGCATTGCTTCCAAAATTAACGGATGCTATGTTGAAAATTGCAGAAAGACCTGCAAGTGTAAATACTAATTGTAATAACAAAATGACAATTAATATGTATTTAAATAATGAATGTAAAGATGCGATGAATTTAACTGATTTTGTTGATAAAGTAAAAATATCTTTGGAAGATTTAATGTATACACAACAACATGGATATGTGAAAGGTATAAGCAATATTTTTGTTAAACAATTGCAGGATATGGACCCAAAAGAACGTCCTATTCATTGTAGTGATAAAAAGAGAATGCAATTTTACATAAAAGAAGAAGATAAATGGGAAAAAGATAAACAACATACAAAAATTAATAATTCAATAGCAAAGATAACGCACAAACAAATTTTAAAAATTAGAGAATGGGAAGATAAACACCCTAATTTTTTAGATAATGATGAATTAACTCATATTTGGCAAAAAATGTGCGCAGAAACTATGGGTGGCGCTCAAGATGCTGAGAGAAATAAAAATTGTATTAATATTAAAAAAGAGGTTTCAAATATTGTTGAAGTAAAAGAAGCTATGAAAGATGATAGTAAAAATTAAAGATTCAAACTAATCGTGTTTCTTTCAGACCGCGGTTTTCTTTTGGATTTTCTTGGAACATCTAAACCAGTGGAATCCATATTTTTCAAATCTTCGATGCTAATAGTACTTTTACTATCAGGTTTCTGAATATTTACTCGTTTTGTTTTTTTCAAACCAGATAAGATGTCATTAATGTCTCCTGGTCCTTGCATTTCTGGTCTTCCTCTTCTAGATGATTTTTTTCCACTAATTGGTTGAAATTTTTCTTCCATATTAATAGCATCGTCAAATTGAGCAATGCCTCTTGCCATGCCAACATCTGGTCTGCTCATGGACTGATTTTTGGGCATCATTGGAGGTCGTCTTCGCATTTCAGGTGGGGGCCCTGGAGGACTTCCTTGTGGAGGCATTGGTGCCATTGGATTTCCTCCCATGGCACTCGACATGAAACCGCCAAATCCAGGATTTTCTTTACTCATAGTATTTACTGCCGCTTGAGTAAATTGTTGCATAAGTTCTGGATTTTGTCTCATGATATCATCCATTCCGGGCATAGAAGATTTAAACATTGTATTTGTCATATGAAGCATTGCTGCACTTCCTCCTAACATAAATAATAATTTAAGTTCTGGTGCCATTTTAGTTTTGCCACCGTACTTTTCATGCAATTCGCCAAAAATATCATCATAATCATCTAAATTTTCGTTAACAGATTCTCCCCAACCATCTATTTTGATATCAAATGGGTCAAACTTTGCATTGAGAAATTCAATTGCAGAAACTGCCGCCATTAACATTTTACCTTGAAATTTAACTGAGTTACCTTTTTCCTTTTCACTTTTAATCATTTCAAATTCTCCTTGCATTTCAGCTAATGGACTATCCATTGTATATTTTTTTGTTAATTCGATACCTTTCTTCTCCAATCTTTCTAGTTTTCTTAATATTTTTAATTTTTCTCTTAATTCTTCATCTTTTGACATTTGGGGTTTCATTGGTATATTTTTTGTAGGGTCAACAGGAATATCATTGAATTTTTTAAAACCATCCCAAGTTTTTTCTTTATTTTCATCATTACTTGTAGCTTTTCCTAAATTATTTATACTTGGTCCTAATTTTGGAATTTCTTCAATATTTATTTTAATTTTATTAACTTCTCCTGTAGAATTTTTTGGCAAAGAGGATGGCGCCATTGAACTTGATGGCATTGTACCAAATATACTTTTTCTTGCTTCTGTTCTAGATACTCCAGAAGAGGATGGTGCACCTAAATTAATATTATTGTCTAAAGATTCCAAATCATTTAAATTAATATCAGATTTCGGAGAAGAAGACCTTCTCTTTTCATTCATTAACATTTCTGCACCTGGACCAAAATTAACAGATTTTTTACCACCAGTGTTTAAAGGTGGTAGGTTATTTAATTTAATAGTTCCAGAATCACCCTCATTGGATGTACTTAATTGTGGCGATGTCATTTGTTGAATATTTATAACGTCATTCATTATGTTTTTAATAGAACTTTTAATTTTAAGTAAGACGCATAATAATATATTTTTTTATGTATATTATTATAATTTATGTTTAATATACCACAATCCTTGAAGAAATGAATCTGCTAAATCATCCTTTTTAGTATGTGCTAAAAATAAACTTAACCAATTATTTATTTTATGATTTTCTAAAAGTATTGAATTAGTAATTGAAATACTTAATTTTTTCCTTTCAGCATAGGTAGTTTTTTTATTAACGAAATCTTTTAATTTATTAGCTGCCGAAATTTCTTCCACATTTAAACAATCCTTTTCAATAAAGTGTTGCATTATCATACCTTGCAATGTTTTCATTCTTAAAGCTAAAGGTCCAATTTGATTTTCAATAATAACTATATCTATTTTTTCATTTTGAAATAATTCTTCGAATCCTTTTTTTAATCTTTTTCCATATGTTGCTAAATTAATAGAGGATGTTTTTGTTGATGTTACAAATTGTAAATAAAAAGTATCCAATTCTTTAAAAATTAAATCTTGGTACTCTTTTTTTTTAATTTTTTTTTTGCTTTCATTAACAATATCGTATTTTTCACATAAATTTTTTAATACAACTAATTTTGCTTTTTCTATATAGTGAGGTTTAAGCTCTTTGGTGGGTATTTTATAATTTTGTTTTTTAGCATGAATTTTGCAATAATATTTACCATTTTTGTGATATTTTGAATTCTTGTCACATTCTTTGTTTTTTTTTGTTTTGCCACAACATTTATATTTTTTGTCATTGCATAAATTTAAAATATCCCATTTTTCAATAATATAATTATTTTCATCATCTATTGAAAATAAACAATATGCTAAACATTTCATACCTACATCTATACTAAGTAATTTCATATATAGATGTTTATATTTTCCTTTAAATACTATTTAAAATATTAAATTAGTATTTAATTATAATTTGCGAATTGAAGCATTTGACTTTGTGTCATAATAGGAGCAGCAATACGTGATTGTAATACTTTGGAGGATAAATACATGTTTTTTAAATCAGAATTTTCATATCCGAATGGCTGTGTTTTATCAGAACATGATTTGTAAATATATTTTGTTGGATTTTTTGATGTGTTTCTGTCTTTAAAATTTTCCCAACAAGAGCAACAATTATCACATGCGTCCATTTGATTTTTTGCAACAATTTTATCTGCGTTATTAATTAAATATTGCCTGTATTCATAATTATTCTTAATACCAGCATGTGATTTAATTTGATTATTAATTGCACATGCAGGTTCCCAATTAGTAGCCCAATTTCCATCACTCATTAATGCTGGAAAGTCAGCATGAATATTATTTGATCCTTTATAGCAAGTTCCCCAACTCATTTATATTAGTAGAATATTATTTTTATTCACTTTCTAATAAATCAATTAATTTTTGTTTCCTTAATGCTTTATAATTTGTAAAACCCTTTTCTTGACATAATTTTTTTAATTCTTTGACTGTACAATCTTTTAATGCTTTGCTTTCTTTTAAAGGAATAGTTTTTGTAATAGATACAATATCTTCGTCAACATTAATATCGCTTAATTCAATATTATCTAAATCATTATCATCTTCTAATTCTTCCTCTTCTTTTTCAAATTCATCGTCATTTTCTTCTAAATCACTTATTTCGTCTAAATCATCAATAAAATCCTCATTTTCCACTTCCAAAGAATTAGTTTCAGCTCCTTCTAAATTAATTGTTTTTATTTGAGTACTATCATTCTCTCCGATTTGCAAAGAATCTTCTTCAGTATCACTAACTTCATCACTATCTGTATCATCTTCACTATCATCATCGGAAACATGAATAAGATTTGCGGCATTTACATTTGATGCAACAGCTGCATTCATTTGATTTGTTGGATATGAATTCTGCACTTGCATGTTTTTTTGCTGTTCATATTCTTGAATTAATTGAAACATTAAATCTACCTTTTGCTCCATTTTACCCATTTTATTTTTAAAATATAAAAATAATACAACACCTATGATACAACTAATTCCTACACTAATTAAAAGTTCTCTATACATTATTTTAATTCAATCATATTTTTAATTAACTAAATAAACGAAATTATATTTTTTCCATAATTTTAAAAGCGTCTTCAATAATTTTATTTGGATAATTAAGTTGTTTTAAAACTATTATACCTCCTTTAATCTTGGATGTGCCTTTTATTAATTTATATGAGTATTTTGGAATATTCTTAATAATACTTGTTTCCATGTTGAAATTATCTATACTTTTATGCTTTTTTAAGAATTTACATAATTGTATATAGTGTGTTGTTAACATAAACTTGACCTTTTCATTTTTGGCAATGAAATTCAAATATGCATAAGCGGTGGCGGTGGCTTCATATGGGTTTGTACCTGAAAATAATTCGTCAAAAATGCAAAAATGTCTACAATTTCGATTATCATTAATCAAATTTAAAATATTATTGCATCTTCTTGCTTCTGCTTGAAATAAACTGTCTCTAGAATTAGTATCCGGAATATTTAAATAACAATGTATAAAATCAAATGGTGTTATTTTTCCTTTTTGATAAAAACCAAAACCAATTTGCTGTGATAATAACACGTTAATTATTGTGGCTTTTAATATAGTAGTTTTACCTGCCGCATTCGGTCCAGTTATAATTTTGTTTTCTTTCATATTTATAGTATTAGATACAATTTCACCATCTGTACAAGGATGGTATAAATTTATTAATTTCAATTGGGTATTTTTAGTATTTTTAATTTTAATGGCGTTTATTTTTTTTGCATTAATATTTTGTTTTAATCCATTTATTGTTTCAATATAACCATTAAATCCAAATGTAAATAATAATAAACTTTCAATATCTGGACATGTTTGTAGCATATAAAATTCCTTCATTGTTTTACCCATTGAAGTGGTTTTTCGCGGATTAAATGTTGTTAATGGTATTTTATCAATTCTTATATATAAATTTTCTAATTGTTGTAATTTTTCTTTAATATATTTTTTATAGGAGTTATGTGAATCATATTTATCAATAATTTCTATATAATTATTCATTTTTTCAATAGTATATTCTAAGTATATTTTCAGCGAATTAAATGTATTGTTTACTTCTTTGGTATTTAAATAAAATTTATAGCAAGATATTATATTTTGATAAATTTGATAGATATACATTCCGCCACAAAGCAAAAGATAACACCTCTGACTCCAAGATAATCCTTTAAACTTTGTAAAAATTTGTCCCAATGGATGTTTATCTAGCTGTTCCAACAATATTTTAACATATGTTTCAACTGTAATTGGCATTTTCAAAATTTTTAATATTATGAAAGGAATAATAAATAACATAATAGGTGCTAATAAACTTAGTACAGGTGAAACAATTTCATAAAATGTTAAAAATCCTAAAAATAATTCAGATTTATTTAAAAATTTAAATTTATCCCATTCAATATATTGAAATTTTTCTGCGAAGTTTTCGGAATTTTTTATATTGCTCCATGAATTCCAACATTCTGAAATAATTTTATTATCATTTATTAAATTATTATTTTTGTCTATGTTTTTAATTATTTTCTGCGTGTCTTTTAAAAAATTAGGATTTGTCGTGTAATATTTTGACCATTTTTTTAAGCATTCCTTTCCTATTTCGGATGAAGGATTAAATGTTTTTTGATAAATTGATATTTTATCGCTAGTTGTTTTTAATAATTCTAAATCTTCATATAAGTTATTGAATATTTGTTTTTTAGATTTATCAAATTCAATAGGAAATAAAAAATTTTCATTAATTTTTTTAATTAACATTAATTAAATTAAAGAAATTAAGTAAGAGTAAAATACGAATTATACATTATTTAAATGTTCACTCCAATTAGAAGGCATTTCAGCAATTTCAGTGCTATAATATTCTTCAAATTGTTTAAGACGTGCCCCGTCGTGTCTAGTAACAAAATTAATCGCGATTCCTTTTCTTCCCCATCTTCCAGAACGCCCAATACGATGCAAATAGGTATGTTCACTTTTTGGAACATCAAAATTAATAACAATACTTACTTGCTGAACATCAATACCTCTAGCAAATAAATCTGAGGTAACAAGTACACGACATCCTCCTGCTTTGAAATCTTGATGCACTTGTTTCCTTTCTTTTTCTTCCATTTTCCCATGAATTTTTTTCACAGGGAATTCGTCCGCCGACAACGCTTCTTCTAAATCATCAACTCTTCGAGTTGAATTACAATAAATAATAGCTTGTGAAATAGTTAGACCGTCAAACAAATCTTTAATGCATCCATACTTTTGTTCATCATTATCCATACGAATATAATATTGTGCAATACCCTGCAATGTTAATTGTTCTGCTTTAACTAGAATTTTAATAGTGTTTCTCATAAATTTAGAGGTTAACTGTTCAAGTACATCAGGCACTGTTGCACTAAACAGGGCAATTTGTATATTATTATTCATATATTGGAAAATTTTATAAATCTGGTCTTTAAAACCTTGTGAAAGCATTTCGTCTGCTTCATCTAATACAATTATATTAATTTTTTCGGTTTTTAAATATTTACGTCGTATCATATCATGAACACGTCCCGGGGTACCAACTACAATATGGGGCGTATCATTATCTAATTTTTCCCTGTCTCCTTCCACTGAAGTACCACCTACTAGTAGCTGTACTTTTATTTTTTCAAAACGCCCAATATCTTCAATAACTCCTTTGATTTGACTGGCTAATTCATGTGTTGGTGCTAAAATAAGAGCTTGCGTTTCATTTAATTCAGAATTAACAATTTGAAGGGTTCCTACACCAAAACATGCTGTTTTCCCAGTACCAGATTGTGCTTGTGCCAAAATATCGCGACGTTTACCTGTGTGGCCTGGTTGTACAAGTGGTATCAATCCTTTTTTTTGAATAGGACTCGGCTTTTCAAATCCATAGGCAAATATACCTCGTAAGATATTGGGACGTAAATCAAGTGTTGCATCATCCCATTCAGTTATTTCTTGTTTAAAATTAATATGAGTAGTGGTTTTGGTCGTTTCGGACATCTAAATATTATAGCAAGAATGCTTTTAAGTTAGTTAAGTTTATATAGTTTTCAATTTAATTAATTAAATTGATATAAATACAATATAATAAAATAATGTATATTTCAATGACTAGTATATTAGCAGATTTTCAATATAATTTGGGTCATTTTCCTGAAAAAAATCAAATAGATATAAATTTATTTTTAGATAATTGTACAATTGGTAATATTAATAAATTAGCCGAATTAGTAGGAGCACCAACATATAAAAAAACACCCGTTTTCAAACAAAATAATAATCGTAGACACAGACAAAAACAAATTGTTTCTGGTGAAGATTGGGCTGAAATTAGAAATTTTCAAGTAACTGAACTTGGAAAAAAAGAAGAAGGTGTTGAAAAAGATATAGATGAATTAAGAGGATTATTAAATAAATTAACTAGTAAAAATTATGATATTATGGAGGAAAATATTATCAAATCATTGACAAAAATAATAAGTAAAAATTGTGAAGATGAAGACCTTGAAAAAATAGGCGAAGCTATTTTCAATATTGGAAGTATGAATAAATTCTGGTCGGCGTTATATGCAAAGTTATATAAAACTATTATAACTAAATTTCCAATAATGCAAAATATATATATTAAAAATTTCGAAAATTTCTTGTCATTGTTTAATGATGTAAGATATATTCCTGCTGAAAAAGATTATGATGAATTTTGTAACGTAAATAAAGAAAATGGAAAACGTAGAGCTGTTGGAAGTTTCTTTGTTCATTTGATGAACAATGATATTATTATGGAACATGAGATTTTGAAACTTATATCCAATTTGAAAGACAAATTATTTATTTTGATAAATGAAGATAATAAGAAAGAAGTAGTAGAAGAAATCGCTGAAAATATAGTCATATTGATAGGTGGTGGAAAAAACAAATTAGAATCTTCTGTTGTGAATGAAGAATTTGATTGGGATAAATGTGAAGAATTTATTGAAGAAATGACAAAAATGAAGGTAAGGGATTATGTTAGTTTGTCCAATAAAGTTGTATTTAAATTTATGGATTTGAAAGAAGATTTGTAAATGGTTAATAAATTATATTATTAATAAATTTAATTTATCAAATTTGCGCGTTTTTTTCTTGTGTGAGCACGTTTTTTATGTTTACGTCTTTTTTTTCTTGTTTTTGGTTTTAATTTTAAATCATCAAAAAGATTATTTTTTAAAAAACTTTTATATGATGTTAATTTCGGAACTTTTATATTTTTAAATTTTGATAACAGTAAAAGAGATATTGTATATACGAAATGCTTATCGGCATTTTCATTTTTATATTTATATATTTTATTAATTAATAGTACATTTGTTTTTACAATATTTTTTAACATTGTAGCTGATTTAAGGGATATTTTTTTTTTGTTTTTTTTTTTATTGAATGTACTTTCACCAAAATCAATTATTTTTATGTCTGGGCTATCTAGTAAATATTTATTTTTATTAAATTTTACTATTTGTTTCCTACGCTTAGTATCAATCATAATATTACCTGGATGAATATCATTGTGTTTAAACATGGTTTTTGTATGTAATATGTATAGTAAATGTACAAGTTTGAATAGTATGCTTTTGGTTTCTATTAAGGATTTGTTTTTTAAAATACTTAAATATTCGGATAAAGAAATATACTCATCTAAATAATCCATTATCAGAAATGCAAATAAGTTATTATTGAATGAAATTTTTTTTTGTGGGTCTATTGAATTTGTTAAACCAAATAAGGTTACTTTAGGTGAAATATCAAATTGTTGCCCCAAAGTGCAGGTGATATATATTTCATTTAGTATTTGTGATATACTTGTTGTTTTTGTCACCGAAAGAATTTTTAATATTTTTTTCTTCTTCGTTTTTTTATTTTCAATTAAATATAGATTGGCATCTTGCTTGGGATTGCGACGTTTTAAATAATCAGCTTCTTTACCAAGAGATAATTTTAATGCTTTGGTAAATTTATATTTAGATTTAAAAAATGTATCGGGATAATATTTTAAATTATTTACCCATGTATCGGTATATTTTAAATGATTGCAATTCATATATTATATATATATATAATATATATATGTCAAGTCGTGGATATTTACATGAATTTGATGCGACAATGTACCGTTCTAATATGCTTATCCCAGACCCGAAAGAAGCGCCTATATATTGGACAGGACAACTTTTAAGAATGAAATCTGCTGCAATTGGCGCGGAGGAAAAAGAAGGAGCTGCCGGTGCTCCCAGCATGGATGAATTTGAGATGAGCGCATATTCCAGAGATTTCACCGCGGACCCAACAGTTTTACAAGAACAACAATACCGCAATATGGATGAAGTATTATATTTGTTAATGAATCCACCAAGTTCTACTCATGGGTTGGGTTTTGAAATGGTGACAGAGGAAAGAGATGGAAATGGGATGCCTGTACAACCATTTAAACTTAAATATAATCCTGGACTCATTCATTTATTTCCATATTTAAGATTAGCTTTAGATGGCAGTAGCATTCGAGATAAAACAAATATGAAATTATTGAATTTTTTATATAATTTGACTAAATTTTGGATGCCTGTATACACATTTGCATCTAACATACCAAGTGAAAGTCGTGGCAATCCATCATGTGCATCTGGTAAGGGCGAGAGAAAAAGACCAAAATTAACTGATATCCAATGTTTTGGAAATTATGGTCCATTTGTGGGTTTAGAAGCATTGTCTAACGAATTACTAACTGGAGGATGTTGGTATAAAAAAAAAGATTTATCTAGATATTTTAAAAGTATTCGCAGCGGGGAGGGAAAAACAAGTAGTGCTGCAAGTTTTCAAGGTTCTAAAATGTTAAGTAGTATGTCTAGTGCAGATGTAGAAAAACATAAAAGTTCAATGATGGCAACTCAAATGGCATTAAAAATAATGGAAGATGATATCTTGGAAGCATTTGAGGGCAAAGGCCAAGAGCCGTTGTCCAAAGCAGAAGCTGAGAGATATTATATTCATGACTCACAAGGATTAGATAGAATTGTATTAGATGTATATGAAAAAGGACAAGGAGATAGTAGAAAAGAGACCTTGGGAGAATATATTAAAAGAACCAATAGAGGGAATAGAACACCTGAAACTTATCGCCATCAGGCTAGAGCATCGTATATCAAGATGGTGAGAAAATTTTATCGTGAAAAGGGAAAAGACGTACCTCCTGAAGTAAAGGCAAAATTGGAAGCGATGAAAAGAGCTCAAAAAGCGAGAAAGCGGGGTGTTTCGACCGAAAGTAAAAGAGAATCACTTTTACGTCCTATGCACTTTCCTTCTTCTTCAGCAGCTGTAGAATCAGTAGATGATGATGACGACGATGACGATGATAGCAGTATAGATGATATTTATAATATAACTTGGCGGGAATTTGAAAGAGCGAAAATTTTATTTGAACGTCGGAGAAGGTTACGAGAAGAACTGGTTAGACGCGGAGATGCTATTGATAAAATGGAAACAGCTGCACGAGACAAGGCAAAAAGAAAAGCTCAAGAAGCGAAAGAGGAATACAGTCCCGAGGAGTTGAGAGAGATAGGGAACAGTGCTGCCATAATCATTCCAGCTCACGTGGCTAGTCCATTAGTAAGTAAAAGTTTACGATTAGAACCTTCAATGAGTCCAGAAGAGTGGGCAAATAGAAAAGTACGCGGATTATTATTTATTCCTTCTCCGCAAAGAGTAATATTAATACCTTCTTTTTTTAATGAAAATATACAAAAACAAATAAGAGCACGAATGGATAGACCGTTTGATGCTTATTTGATTTATACTAAACCTTTAGATAGACAAGGTGTACCGGTTGAGAGATATTTAGTATTAGATGAGTCGTCAGCACGTTTTCCTTCTATTCCACGAATTATAACCCCAACCGACCAAACCAACCGACCCTATAATAACACATGCCTGCATTGTGGGGAAGCAATTGGTAGTAAAAAAAAAAGCGTGATGAGGACGTTGAAACGAGCAGCAAAAAGAGCAACTGGGGGTTTAGAATCTGGGTTTTGTTCTCGCGCATGTCAAAGTAAAGCAAATAGCGAAGCAGAAGAGGTATTGCGAATTATTTATGAAAATAGAGCTATTCATAAGATTCCTCCCCTAACATCAACAAAAGTAAAAGATAAAATGAGAATAGCTGAAAATATTAAGTATGAAATTATTAGAATAGCACAAGAAAAGTTAAATGAGCTTTTTGAACATATACATATATTATTTAAAATGCAAGAATTATTGAGAGCTAATAATGATATGGGTACGGAGGTGCGAAGATTCGGAGGAAAACGCCGCAAATCAAGAAAAACGCGCAAATTTAAAAAGAAACATCGCAAATCAAGAAAAACGCGCAAATTTAAAAAGAAACATCGCAAATCAAGAAAAACGCGCAAATTTAAAAAGAAACACCATCGTAGGAAAACAAAGAAACGCGGGCGTCGTGTTAAAAAACGTCGCAGAACTAAAAAAAGATAATTATAATAAAAATATTATTATTATCAAAACAATATATATATATATATGGAAAAAAAAAGAAAAGATGAGCTGGGGTGGGATGTCTCAGAAGGAGAAACCAAAGAAGAAAAAGAAGAAAAAATAGAAACTAAAGAAGAAAATGAAGAATTTGATACTCGTGGCCAAATAATGACTAATATTTATTCAATTATTTATAAAATAATGGGTACAACTTCATTTGACGCCGCACATGAAATAATTTTGGGACAGATGGACTGGGCGGGTCGCGACAATTTTTTGGACAACAGCCACTTTTTATTAAGAAATCTATTATTCCCACCCTCAAAATATAGATGTGATTCTGTTTTCGATGATTTTGACGGAGAATATAAGATAAGTGTTGACATAGAAACGGGCATTATTCATTTGATAGATGATTTGGAGTATGTTTTAGGCAAATGGGGAACTATTTGCCCAATTAATGAAGGTATTATTTTTTATTTAAAACATTTACGAGAAATTTGGATGCCCATATATGAATTTGCAGAGAAAGAAGCTTTAGAAGGGAGAGATATAGATGGTGATACTCAATTACCTAAGTTTGATTTGAAGGAAGGGTTTAAAACATTTTTAGAACTTGGAGATGATTGCAGCATTGATGCTAACAGTGTGTATATTGGCATGTCGGTAGAAATAGAACACCCTGAATCGTGTCTTTGGGGTTTGCCATGTACTATTAGTGCAAAAAATGAAGATGGGACATATAATATTAAGATTGATGATAGGGGCAATGAAAAAAAACATGTATTATTAGATGATATCTTTTATCCAACTCCCAAAAAAACTGTCAAAAATTTATTTGCAAATAATCCAAGATTTCCGAAATCCATATGGAGAGTTCCAAGTGACCATGATGAATACGAAAATCCCGATCCGCATCAGCAGCGACTCATGCTTCCTTATATTAATATGGGATTATTATCATCCAGTAATATTAGGAAGAAATTTATAAAAAAAGCGGCAAAAGCAATTAAACTTTCAACTCCTGGTGGAACTATAGTATTGCCCGAAGGAGCCCTCTCTTCAATGGCTGCAATGACGGGAAATCCTTTTGATATGGGCGCTGGGAGAGGTAAAAGTGAAAAAGCAATTTCACAGTTATTATATTGCAAAGAGTATAGAAAATCACGTAGTGATGCTGAGCGAAATGTATATGAAATTAAATATGGGCGCTGGGATGATGGTCATCCGCACTTTGAAAGTTCCAACCACCTTTTTGAATTATTATATATTCCGGAACCAAAAATTGTAGTGATAGATTTGGAATATTTTAAAAGGGATATTATGCATTCGATGGCTGACCACAATAACTCACCATATGGGGCTCGTCTTGGACTCGGGTCAGCTTTTAATGGTGAAACTCTAAATGAAATTATCGATGGTTCTCCTGTAACATGTATGACTTATTTGGTTCCAGAATATAAATTAAAACTCGACGCCCAGCACATCACACAGTGGATAAGGGGGATATTAATGACCAGCGGCGCCGGCCGTGGCGCTATTGGAGTACGTATTTTACCTAAATTTATAAGAATTAATTTGACACCATTTGAACAGAATTTTGAAAAGGAATTGGTGGAAATTATATTTAAAAAAACTGATGGGGAATATATTAGAAAACAAGAAAACATATCTAATATAATGCGGGCAGGTCCTGGTCGAGAATGGTTTGAACTAGTTGAGGGGGGCGGTGATACCGACTCTGAGCGCGCCCAGGCGGTTTGGGCGGCATGGAGAACTTCAATCTTAAAGAATTTAAAGACAATGGGTATTAGTGAAAAGCAATGGAAGAAAGAAAAAAATCTTAAACCTTTTATTTTTGATTGGTGTGTCAGAAATCTTCGTTTATTAACTGGCAATTCACCAGGTTTATTTGACCAAGAACCTCCGCTGAAAATATATCATTCTACGTGTTTGACTGGTTGTAGTACACAATTAGGTAGAAAAACTGAAGTTTTAAAACAATTCAAAAGATGGGCAAAAAGAAGAACTGGGAGTTTAGAATCTGGATTTTGTAGCAGAGCATGTCAAAAAAAAATTTCAGATGGAGAGAAGAAAGAAAGTGAATGGTTTGATAGTAAAGTAGAAAATATAACAGATTTGCCAAGTGAATTAGTCCAATCTAAGAAGATAAGAGGATTGAAAGAAAGTATTGTGGATTGTGTAAAAAAAAAATTCGAGTTATTTGTTTTTGCCCCACGGATAAAACCCATCACTGCTAGATATTATATGCAATTAGAAAAAAATATTGTAAAAGCTGTTACTCAACCTTCATTAACAGCTGCTCCAACGCCGCCACGGCCAGAATATAGTAACTTTGAAACAAAAACAAATTTAAGACAAAGTACGCCTGAAATTCTTTTTGGACCTAGACAAGGGGGTAGAAAACATCGGACTAAAAGACGACGAAGAAAAAAACGTAGAACTAAAAGAAGATACGGGAAAAAAAGAATGACTAAAAGACGCCGAGTTAGGAAGCGTCGTACTAAAAAACATTAAAATATTTAAAAAAATGCAATTAAATATATTAAAACTAATTATATTAAAATGATAAATAACAATATAAGTTATTCTTTGAACGAATCAAAAATAACTGATAATAGTATTACATATGATGAAATATTAAAGGAAGTTAATGAAATGGAACAACAAATTCCAGATAAAGAAATATATGATGATTATGATATGGGTGATTTAATGGGATTTGATGATTATTTGGCAACTGAGCTAGATTATAGTACAAATTTCATAAAAAAAGATTTAGAACGCATAGCGGATTATTATGGTTTATCGAAACGAAAAAAGAAAAAAGATGAATTGATTGAAGATATAGTAATATTTGAAAAAGACCCGATAAATATCGAAAAAGTTTATCAAAGGAAAAAAATGTGGAAATATATAGAAGAAATTAAGAAAGATAAGTATTTAAGACAATTTTTAATATTAGATTAGAATATATGGTTGTTTCAAAAATTGACAAAAGTATTGATTATCCTTCTGTAAAATTTGTGGATGGCGAAGACCTAGAATATGATGCACAATTATATGAAATAGAATTATTATCAGATATAACAGCTGTAATTGCTCTTGGACAAGTGAAATATTTACATATTGATAAAAAGGTATTATTTATTCCTGTATATTTAACACATGAAGAAGAAGTATTAACTCAAATAGGTGTTTATGAATTTAGTGCTGATAATTACACATCATTATTAGATGATGATAATGATTTTGATATTAGTTTATTAAGTGACCCTGTGCCTTTATTATATGATTTTGTGAATGAATCGTTTTTAAGAAAACAATTAAAAATAAAGAAAAAATCTTCATTTAAAGTACCTGAACCTAAACCAGAGGAAAGTGCTCCTTTTGTTGAAAAACCAGCTGAATCAAAAAGTGGTGAAGCTAAAAAAAAATCTCCATTAGATAATGATAGTAGGGTTCCAAATGATACAACAATATTAGAGGAATTAATTGAAGAAGATGATGATGATGCCCCTGAAGAAAATAAGGAATCTATTTCGGAAGAAGAAGAGCAATTATTAAATTTTAAACCAAGTTCAAAACATGATTGGATTAAAAAATTTATGAAAAATGAATTATATGAAATAGAAGATGTTGAAAATAATGGTGATTGTTTTTTTGCTACTATTCGTGAAGGATTTGCCGGATTAGGTAAGGGAGCACCTGTTTCTAAATTACGAGAATTAGTTAGTAATGCTGCTACAGAAACAATATATAAAAATTATAAAGAGCAATATAATATGTATTTTGACGAATTAAAGCGAGCTACAGAGGAACAACATAAGATTAAAGCAAAAGTAAGTGCTTTAAAAAAATTAAAACTAACTGTATCGGGAAGAGATGCTGAAAAAAAAATTGTGGATGAAGCTAAAGTATTAATTGATAGATTTAACAAAATTAAGGAGGAAAAAAAAGGAACAAATGAAGTAATGAGAGATTTTAATTGGATGAAAAATATAAATAGTTTGAAATCTTTTAAACTACAAGTAAAAAAACCTTCATTTTGGGCAGATTCTTGGGCTATACAAACAATTGAGTTAGCATTAAATATTAAAACAATTATTTTATCTAGTGACAATTATTCTGCTGGTGATATTGATAATGTATTGCAATGTGGAGAGATGGTGTCAAAAATAGTTGAAGAAAAGGGAGTTTTTAAACCAAAATATTACATTATAGTCGAGCATACAGGAAATCATTATAAATTAATAACGTATAAAAAAAAGCGAATATTTAAATTGAATGAAATTCCTACAAGATTAAAAAAACTAATTATCGATAAGTGCATGGAAAGAAAAACAGGAATATACAATTACATTCCAAAGTTTAAAATGTTGAAACAAAGAATGAAAGGTGATGATGCAGGTCCAGAAGATATGGGGAATAGAGGAAAAGAAGCTGAAGATGAAGGAAAGAATGTTGCGATGCCTACATTTGATGAAACAACAGTGTTACAGTTTTATTCAAAATCATCTGATAAACCGCTTCCGGGTAAAGGGGCTGGTGAACAAATAAATCAGAGTAATCAGAGTAATTTTACTGATTTAGCAAAGATGGTTGGATGGAGAAAGGTATTATCCAATTTTCATATGGCTCCTTTTAAGTTGGATGATAGGGCATGGAATAGTGTAGAGCATTATTATCATGCAAATAAATTCAAGAAGGGAAATCCTGAATTTTATGAACAATTTACTGTTGAATCTGGTTCAGATATATCAAAATCTGCAGCATTTGCAAAGTCAGCGGGTGGTAAAACAGGTAAATATAAAGCAGCGGGTTGGAAAAGAGATAAAAAAATTATAATGGATGATGATTTCTTTAAGGGTGGGAAAAATCAAAGAGTAATGGAAGATGGACAAAGGGCAAAGTATTTGCAAAATGAACATGCAAAAAATGTATTGCTTGCAACAAAGAATGCAAAATTGCAGCATCATGTTAGAGGAAGTCCTCCAATTGTATTTTATGACACAATGCGTGTTCGTGAGAAGTTGAACTCTAATTAAATTATATAAAAACAATATTTATATAATATAATAATGAACTTTTCACAAGAAACTGAAAAAATAATGAAACCGTTTATTTCAAAATTTGATAAATTTTTAATGAAAAAAAGTCCTTTAGAGCAAAAAAAAATGGATAATATTTTAAAAATATTGTATAATGAAATTAAAATGGCATTTATTTGGGCCAATGCTAATAGAACGCTTCAAAAAATCAAAACACATTTAAGGGAAGGGGGTGGTAGGAAAAATATTATTCCAGCATGGATAATGCATGAATCAAGATATATTCCAAAAAATATAGCAAATTATATTGTTGAAAATAACAAGGGATATATTATATATAATATTGCTATTGGTGATAGGGATGTTGAGATTTATTTTGGATTATTAAATGATTCTGATTTGCTTGAATTGGGAAAATTTGATAAATATGTAAATAAAATGATAACATGGTTGAAAATGGCGTTTTCGTTTGCACCTGCTAAGTGTTCTAAAAAACTTAAAATATATGTTTTTTTAACGCCTTTAAAAAAAAGTTTGCCAAATAATCAATTGAAAATTTTATCTCCAAACAATTGTAATAGTGCGGTTACCATGTCATGTTCTCCCCATGGGGAAATTATTGTTTATAGAAAAGAAGAATTTTTTAAGGTATTTATTCATGAAACATTTCACACATTGGGTTTAGATTTTTCTAACATACCGTTGAAAAAATTTAATGAGCGTGTTAAAACATTATTTCCTATTAAAAGCGATTTTAATTTATTTGAGGCGTATGCTGAATTTTGGGCATCAAAAATGAATAGTTTATTTACTTCATTTTATTTATTGGATGATAAAAATGATTTGAAACAGTTTCTTTTATATAGTGATTTTTGCATAAGATTTGAACAAATTTTTTCTTTATTTCAAATGATTAAAATTTTAGATTTTATGGGACTTAAGTATCCAAATTTGTATAGTAATGATAAAGTTAGTTTAGGCGTTCGCAGATATTTATTTAAAGAAAAAACAAATGTTTTTGCATATTATATAATTAAAACATTATTACTTTATAAGAATATTGATTTTTTGTCTTGGTGTAAAGAACATAATAATAATATTATGACATTTAATAAATCGCCTGGTACACTATTATCTTTTCTTAAATTTATTGAAATAAAACATAATAATAGTGGATTTTTAAATGATGTTGTAAAGATGAATGCATTTTTAAAAAAAATGAAAGGTACTTTTAGTAAACCAAAACATAGTTTTTTAACGAAGACAATGAGAATGAGTGTCTGTGAAATAGAATAAATTGATTCATTGTTTATTATTTTAAATATATGTATAAAAAATGGGAGTGCGACTTTTACAGACCTTTTTAGATAGTTTAAAAAATGAGAACATCAAACAAATACATTTAAGAGAGTTAAATGGCAAAAAGATAGCAGTTGATATAAGCATTTATTTGTATCGTTTCAAAACAACAAATCAATTGCTAGAAAATATATATTTGATGTGTTCTATATTTAGATATTATAATATTCATCCTATTTTCGTATTTGATGGAAAACCTGATGAATATAAACGAGAAATACTAGAAAAGAGATACTTAGCTCGAATGCAGGCGAAAAGAGACATTGAAATATTAGAACAAAAAATAAATAATAAAAACAGAATCCAACATAAATTTCAAGAAAAATTAAATGAATTGCGAAAAAAATCAGTATCTATTAATAAATCTGATGTATTATGCGTGAAATACTTATTGGATATATATGGGATGACATATGTCACGGCAAAAAGAGAGGCAGATGAAGTATGTGCGGCTTTATGTTTGAAAAAAAAGGTATACGCTTGTTTGACAGAGGATACGGATATTATGGCTTATGGTTGTACTAGAATTATTCGATATTTTAGTTTGATGAAACATACTTGTGTTATATATAATATGACAAATATTATACATGATATCCAAATGTCACCAAAAACTTTCAAAGAGTTGTGTTGTTGTTCTGGAAATGATTATTTACAATCCTCAAAAAATATATTTAATTATTATGATTTGTATATTAAAAATGTAAATAGTATAGATGATAGTTACCTGAGTTGGTTATCAGATAATAAATATATATCCAGTCAAAAATGTTATAAATTAAAAGATATTTATGATATTTATAGTATGAAAAATATAGACCCTTTTGATGATATACCTTATGTTGTCATTAGAAATAAAAAAATTAATAATAACAAATTAGTAAGTATATTAAAATCTATTAATTTTGTATTTCCATAAATAAAGGGAAATTATTAATAAATATTTTTTTTGTATTTTTTTTTGTATTTTGTTGTATTTTAGATTATTTAAAATCATATTATTATATGAATTTATTAAATTTGAATATTTATTTACCACATTTTAAATTTTTAATTTTATTTGGATTTTTATTTGTTATTATATCAATAATATCATGGGTTGTTATTAGTTATTATGTTTTTAAATGGTGTAAAACAAATATAGATGAAAATTATATTTATTTTAATGAATATAGTGATAAAAGCAAAAAAATATTGGAAAAATATGGAAATTATCCAATTAGAAATATATATTTAGTTCGTCAACCTATTACAAAATTAGCAATATTTTTTATAAATTTAATTACTTTTTATAATTTTGATAAGGAATTGAATAAATTTAATAAAAATAAGAATAATATTGTTTTTCCAAATCATTCTTCACTTATTTTTGAGATTGAAATGTCTGATAAAAAAAGGAAAAAAATTTTGATTGAAAAAAATAATTGTATTAAAATAGATACAAATTTTAAAATATACGATGAGCAAGATATGTTAAAAATAGCATTTAAAAATAAAAAACAAACGATTGTAAATATTTTAAATATAACGCAAGAAAGAGTTGGTAATAATAAATTTTTCAATTGGCATATTTGTCATAATAATTGTCAAATGTTAACAAAAGAGTTATTAATAACATTGAAAAAATTTAACAAGAGGAATAAGTCATTTATGTATCAGGACGATATAAATAATATAAATTTTTCTGAATTTACATTGCATATCATTAATAGCATTACAAATTTATATAATATGATTGAAACAATGCTTGGTGTATCGCTTTACTTTTAGTAATTGAATAATTGAATTCATAAAAATTTTATAATATTTATGAATTAATAATTGTTAAAAATATTTGTTAAATAAATTACTTAGAAGCTGTTGTCACCGCTGTTGCTGCCGCCGCTGCTGCCGCTGCTGCTGCCTTGACACTTTTGGCAAAGTGAGGGCTCATGTAACGCTGGAGATTGAAATAAGTGAGCTCGTCCTCTTTCTTGAGCTTGAGAAGTGTGCGGAGCTTAGAGTCGGCCAAAATGCGACGTCCATTCTTAGGGTCCTGCAACTTGTGTGCGCGGATATAGGTGTTAATCTCACGAGTTACCTCAGTGCGGGCCATCTCAGTACCATGGGGCTTTCCGAGAAACTTAGCAAGCTCCTTACTAATCTTAGTTGGCTTGACAAATCCGCTAGGTGCGCGATTTCCACTCTTACGAGCACGTTTCTTGCTTGCCTTAAGGGCATTCTTAAGCTCGCGCTCAGAACGTTTCATGAGTCCGCGAACCTGTCCAGTGACACTGGTAAGTTGGGAACGAAGAACGGTAAGCTGTCCGAGAAGCTCCTGAAAGGAATCGTTCAAGGATGGGGGTGCCTCCACAGCAGGAACAGTTGCTGGGGCGGCCTCAACAGTGGGTGCAGTGGGAGCGGCAACAGCTTTAGCTGCAGTGGTGGTCTTAGAAGTGGATTTCTTGGTTTTCTTTACTTTTGGCATGTTATAATGTACAATAGTCGCATTTGTTTAAGTTGTTTAAATAAAATATATATATTTGTGACCATTAAGCTAACAAATATTACTAAATATTCCGCAAGTAAATAAATAATTTATACTACAGATTGATAAAGCCATGGAAGGGCTGTTGCCGCAGGATGACTTACTAATGTAAGTGCTGCTAAAATGTAAAAAGCACCTAAAGCTTTCGAATCTTTATCAACTCCACGCGATATTAAAATTTCCATTATATATAAAATATTTCTTTGAAGAGTTTCACTATTTTTTTGCATCAAAGAATGAAGATTTATTCCATAAAACGGATTACCATTTGGAGGACATATTTTCCTTTTAATATTATTTTGTAAATTTGCTCTATATTCCCATATATCTCTAAGTTCTCGTAAAAATCTTATTAAATTCTCTCTACTTAATGAAAGAAACCAAGATGTATCCGTAATATGACCAAATGTGTCAATTTGATGAAATATAGATAATGTTTTTAATGCTATTTTTTTCTTATGGGACATTGTGTCCGTATTATTTTTTAATACTATTTCAATAGGTTCTTTTAAAATATGTGATAACTGGATAAATTTACGAATATTTTTAATTATATTTTTCGGAAACTCTTTTCTAGTATAAGGATTTTTAAGATTGCCTTCAGTTTGCATCATCAAATTATATAATGATTTTATATTAAAACCATAAATAAAGTTATCTTTATCTTTATAACTATAAAACTGGTGATAAGGTATTTTATTTATGTTTTTAAGGGTAAGGAAATCAGTATCATTTACACATTTTTTCCTATTATATAAACCATTAATTTTAAAATAATTTCGCCTTTGCCAACCTTTAACATATTTTTGAATAATAGTGCTAAAATAAGAAAATTTTAAGAAATTATACAATTTAAAAATTAAATTAGGTTTGTTACCTGATATAGGTTGTTTATAATATTTTAACATTTTTTTTAATTGTTTAACATTATGGTTTTGTAAAAGGAGTTTTTCATATTCGTGAAATTCTAATATTTCAAAATTTTCTTCTGATACAGTTTTACGTTTTTTACTGCGAGTCGTTTCCACTTTTTCAAAAAGAATAGTGTTGAAATATGTTTTTGGAGATAAATTATCTTTCATTGCTACATTTTTTTTAATTTTAATAGTTTTTCTAATTCGCATTTATATAATATAATATAAATTAGTTTAAATCTTTTATTAAAAGATTAAATCAATTAGTTATTTGTTATGGTCACAGTGTTCCTTTCCTAATATAAATTTTAGAAAGCTAAAATTCTTATGCTCATTATGTTGTTTTATAAAATATGTAATAAATCCAATTAAAACTGTCAAAATCATTAATTTTTCTATAATTTTGCCTTTGTCTGCAATATACTTAAAGTTTTTTTCATTTTTTTTCCTTTTCCAATAATTTTCAAAATTTTTACAAGCATATAATAATGCCAATAATATAAATGCCGTAATGGTAAAATAAATGTTCATTTTTGTAAACATTAAAAAGAATAACCATATTCCAAAAGCTCCCTGTAATTGATGAAGTGGATAAACATTTTCCGAAGTGGTAAAATCAATAGTAAAATAAATCATAAATAAAATCATAAGTTGTTTAACAATCATATTATGAGTTAATATCTTTTGCATTTGACAACTTAATGTTTCCGCAATAAAATTGCCTGAAATAGACAAAATTAATAAAAATAATCCTGTAACATAATTGAATTTAAATGTATTATTAAATAATTCACTAAAAAATGACATATATATAATATTTACATAAAAAAATTGAATTTATTTATTTGTTTAAATTTATATAAAAAATGAACTCTAAACAAATTGTATACCTTTCTCACCTTATTGAAAAAAATGACCCAGTATATGACAAAAATGGAGAATTAATAGGATACTATACAGGATATGGTTTGCGACCCACTCATAAAAGTAATGGTGCAATTGAAATTCAGGAAAATAATATAGCTGAATTTATTTCAGGAAACGCAATGCATATTCCTGGATTTGGGTTAAAATTTGTTGAAGATTTTGAATTTTGTTAATATTTATTCAAAAACAGGTAATTCTTCGGATGGTTTGCGACCAGTAGAGCGTTGACCGTGAACGAGTTTCCATTCGCCGTAAAATCCGAATTTCTCAAAAACTCCTGTGAAAACAGCAACATCATCATTATCAATCCCTTTGTAATTAAACTGACTATGTGATGTATAACAAGCAACTGCCATATTTTCAGTAATTTTCAAACTATTAATTTTTACAAGTGTCGATTTTCCATTTGTCACATCTTTGTTTTTCATCATAGCATCCCACTGCGTCATATTTAAAGGATTTCCGCTTGGTCGAATAAATACACAACTATCATGCATATGTTGTCTCCCACCCGGAGTATTATTGTCCCAAGTGCAAATATCATGAATCATAGCTCTAAGAATTTTTTCATCTTTTGTAGTCATTATGTAAATTTAACACAGCGTTTCTTTATATTTAAAAAATTGAATTATTTTAATAAATTAATATAATGTTTATTAAAAAAAATGATAGGGAATTTTGTGAGCCCGGTATATAAACAATTAAACATCAATCAACTAGCATTGCCGCTGGAAATATGTGATTTAATTCAATCATATTTATTTTATAACAAAGAAAGTATAACATTTATTAAAAAAATATCTTCTAACAAACTCGAATTAACTTTAATTAAAAAGGCATGGACAAGAAAAAATTCCTCTGGATTAACTCCAGATAGTTCTAAATGGATATGGGGATTTACTCATGAAAATGACCCATATCAAAAAGAGTATTTACAAATGCAAGGTGAAAATTGCCCTTCTTGTGGTGAATATAAATATATATCATATAGTACAAACCCGCATTTACACAGTAAATTATCAATATGCTTTTGTAGTGATAATTAATCATCATCCTCTAATAAATTGATATCACGATTTAATTTCATATATTTTTCAAATTCTTCAAAAAAATCTATTTTTTCTTTTTTTTGCATTTCTTCAACAGTTTTTATGGAAAAAGGTCGTAGATTTTTATCTTTCATCATTCTACATAAAATATAAACTACTATGTGTTTATCTAACTCATCGCCTGCTATATTTTTATATTTATCTTTGAATTCTACATACAGACGCATGTAGATAGTTGTACATTTTATATCTATCCAATTATGCATATATTTATTGAAAAAGTTTTTAAATTTATCATTTTCCATCAAATCAGATAAATCCCGTAAAAAATCATTGTTTTCCATTTTTTTTTTACCTTTTTCTAAAATGTTTATATCGTTGTGCAATACTAAATCCATTTACATATCCAATATTTATATATCTATATTCTATTTTAAATAATATATTTACTACAATTTTTAAAAATATTAATATTCTATTTAAAATTTTACTTCATAATGGAGTGAAAATGCAAATACTTATTTAAAAAACAAAAAAATTGATTTAGAGAGAATATTATAAAATGTTAGTATACTTAGTAATTATGTCAGCATCCGATTCAATCACCAAAGCTAAATTGTTTACCCCTTCTGCTGTCACTTATCGTGAAGCTGTTGTTAATAAACGTGGAGGTAAGTCCGTTCAGTGTCAGCTGAATGGCGCTCCCATTGTTCTTCAATATCCTCTTATGCTTACTTGGGGTGCCAATGAGCGTGTAGATGAAAATTCTGGTCGTGTATCTTATGATATGGCTCTACAATTTGAACCAGGGAGGAGCAGTTCTATCAGGAAGTTTCAGGATGCTCTGCAGGCATTTCAGGACAAGGTTCTAGATGATGCTGTTTCAAAGTCAAAGGAATGGTTTGGAAAGAGCAAGCTCAGTCGCGAAGTTGCTGAAGCCATGATGTATCCAATTCTCAAGCATCCTAAGAAAAAAGATGGCTCTGGCGAGCCAGATTATGACAGGAACCCTACACTTAAGCTAAAAATTCCTTATTGGGATGGAAAGTTTGCAATTGAGTTGTATGATATGGATTCTAAACCAACCTTCCTTCCTGCGGATACTGCCAAACGTCTTGGTATGGAAAATACCCCACAGGGTCAGAGGACGCCACTCGACCTGATTCCGAAGGCATCACACATTAAAGGACTACTTGCCTGTACTGGTGTATGGATGGCAGGAGGTCGATTTGGTGTTACTTGGAAGCTTGTGCAAGCTCAAGTTCGTCCACCGGTTCGTCTTGTTGGAAGTGGTCTTTGTCACATTGCAGATGATTCTGATGATGATGAGATGATGGATAATTTGAAGAAGTATGATTCCACAAAGGATGATACTGTTAAAGCAACTGAAGAGCAAACTGGTCCATCATTTAGTGACTCAGATGAAGTAGAGGAGGAGGAGGAGGAGGAAAAGCCAGCTACTGCTCCACCTAAGAAGAAGAAGGTGGTTCGACGCAAGAAGGTTGTAAAGAAATCTAGTGGAGATTAATTATCAGATATTATATAAAAAATATTAATTATAAAATTTTTTTTATATTGTGAAGTTTGAATACTAATTATTCATCAAATGTTTCCATTGTTTGAGTAGTTGATGTTTTTGTTTCAACATTATTTCTATCTGCTCTATAATATTTAGTAGTTTGATTTCCCGTTTTAAATGGTACAGTAACATTCCATAAAATATCAGGGGGGAAATTGTTTCCGATTAAATTTGGATTATTATATCCAGTAACCCAATAATATTTATGATATATGTCATCTTCTGGTGTCATAGGATTTTCATATTTCATTTTTCCCTCTTTTATATGTTTTTCCTCATATTTTTTTACTATATTTTCACATAATCTATCAAATAGAGGTATGGGTCCAAAAATACCAAATACTCCCATATATAATTCATTAATATGATCCATTAATATATTCATATGTTGTTTATTTATTTTTTCCATATGTTTAATTCTACCTGTTCTAACAAAATTTATAAATTCAATCCATTGTTTTCTAGATAAACCATAATCTCTCAATATTATAAATTCCTCTTTTTTATCTTTTCTCATTTCAAAATTTTGTGAAAATCCCGAATGTTCATTAATATTGAATAATGTTTTAAATATATGAGCACCTTCTAATCTCTCAGCGGTTTTTAATTCATTTAAATCGATAATTACTTTTGCATTATAACTATCAATAACTCTTATAATATTTATATTGCTCATGTGTATATACTGTACTAGTTTATTTAATATATTCAATTTATTCAAAAATAATATCTACATAAATGTTCCCACGTTTTTCAGTAGAATAAAGGTGGTTATCATCAATTAATAAAATACCTTGATTTCTTAAAACATAACTTTGAGTTCTTTGTACAAATAATAGATTACTTGGAATTTTAAATGGCTTCTCTCCAAGTAACAACAATATCTCCTTATTATTCAGAGTATTTTTGATATCAAACGTAAAATTACAATGTAGATTATTTTTATTATCAATATAAATATTTTCTCCCAATTCTGGAAGACATTGGATAATAATATCTTGTCCACTATGGTCAAATACAACTTCGTGATGCCATAATGGCACATAAAAAGTTTTTCCTAATAAATCCAATTTATATATACTATCACTTAAAATATCTTTTAAAGTTGGATTTAAAATGACAATGTTATCATTTTTCACTTTATCTTTTAATATTTTTTTTAAATTTTCAATAATATCATCAGATATTCCAAATATATCTTTATTTTTTGAAATAAATTTATATAATTCAATACATTTATCTTTTTCCATTTTTTCAAAAACTTTTAATGAAAGTTTCCCACATTTATCAATTGCATTATTCAACGTTGTATCTAAAAATACATCATCCCATTGCATATCTGGAGTAAAATATTTTATACAATCTCTCATCATTGTTAAATAATCTTTTGCAGGTTGACATTTATTATTTTGTAAAAAATCATAAGCTTCATTTATTTTTTTAAATTTCTCTCCAGCGAATTTATTATTAATATTTTTATCTGGATGATATTTAAGTGCTAGTTTATAATACGCTGTTTTTAATTGTCTATCTGTATGTTTTTCATTAATATCTAATACATTACATGCATTTTTATAATCCATGTATTATTTTACATAAATAGAATATAAATCTTTCTAAGTGATAAATAGGTCTATAATTATTATTATATAATTTTAAAAATTTATACATTTCAATAAATACATCTGTTATTTTATCTTGTTGGATTTTTTCATTTTTAATAAAAAATGAAATTATATCTTTTAAACACACTACAACATCCAATTGGTATATAAATATATTATATATATCATCTCTTAATTTTAAAAAACAAATTGATTCATAGTTATTAATACTATCAATAATTATTTTAGAAATTTTTTTTGTTGGATTCAATAACTGTTTATTTTTAGTTTTTATATCTTTAATATTATTAATATCGTTTAAATTAATAGTAGAATCAAATGTTACCCCTAGACATTTTTTATAAATGCTTTTAGTAGGTCGCTTGACTGGTATAATTTTACATCTATTTAATATGTTATTTGGTAAAAATGATATGTTTTCTGTAACAATAACATAGTTTAAATGTATATTTTTATAAGTTAATGTTTGCATATAGCTATAAAATATATCTAATAATTCACTATGAATCTTATCAAAATTTTTACATAATATAATTCCAGTATGATTTTGACGCGATGATAATATATCTAATATATTGCTATATATATCATTCCAAAGTACTTTTGCATTACAACCTAATAATTCCATATCAATTTCGAAATGAATATCACTTATTTTAATTGTAAATTCTTTTTTTTTTTGATAATTTAAATTAAATTTTCTTTCATATTTCAACTTTGATTGACTATATGTTTGAATATATTTTAATGCTTGTGTGTATTTCCCAGTACCAGGAGGCCCATAAAATATAATGTTAGGCATATTTTCTAGTTTTTTTTCTTTTTTAAAAATACTATTTAATTCATTATGCAAATTATTTTTGTTATTTTCAATAATATAATCTTCAAATTTTGTTTGCAAGAATTTCATAATTAAACTAAATTTTTGTTTTTAATACTTAAAAATAGTTATTGCTGTTTTTTTATGAACCTAGAGAATTCAAATGATACATTAGAATCCGCCATTGCTGATAAATTAAATAATTATCAACAATCACACCCTATTTTGGTTAAAGTTTGGAGAGAATATATTAAAAAAAATCGTATTTTGTATTTACAATCTTTGGTCGATTGTGATAACATGATTAAAAAAATTCCAAATATTAATGATATTTCTATTGAAACTATGCTGTTGCTATCCATTTTGTATGAAAACAATAATGACTTAAATAATTGACATGTATATAATTTAATATATGTTAATCGCAATTAAACCAAAAGATTTTAATAGAAATTATTTAATGTTATCAGAAAAAACAAAAAATAATATTATTGATGATGGATATTTCCATAGATTATATTATTCTGATGAATATGGTACTGTAAAAGGATTTTTCTTAGATTTTAATCTAAGAAATGTTCATGTTGAAAGATATTTCAACAAGTTAAAATGCAATTTTAATAAAAATGAAAATAGCAAAATTATTGGATTTATTAAAATTATAGAACAAATTGTGTTAGACATTTTACCATATAAAGAAAACAAAACACCTGTTTATAGATTATCAGAGCAATTAGATAACAATTTTATTAAAATATTTCAATCTGATAATTATAAAAATTATAAAAATGAAAATATTAATTTGTTATTAAAAATATCTGGCGTGTGGTCCAATGAAAAACAGTATGGTATTACATTCAGATTATTTTTTATCCGTCAGTGATAAAATGCGTAACAATGACATATAATTCAGTTACATAAGCCATACACGCAATTAATGAAAATATTATACCTGCAACATACGCTCCTTTATAAGGATTCACTTTTTTAATTAATGTATTAATTTCCCCTGAAAGAAATTTATTTAATAGATATAATTGTATAAACAAAAATAAAATAGATAGGAAATGATAAAAATAGAATGCTGTTGGAAGATGATTTTTATCTTTTTCAATCAAAGTTCTTACCGAAGTAAATATATAAATTAAAGTAAAGATTGGTACTAAAGTTGCAATACTTGGTAAATATAAACTAGTCATGTTAAAAATGATTTTAAAAGGTCCTTCTCCTTTGTTTTTTCGCGATATAAGTATTGTAGACATTATAAGTGTGATAAAAATGCCTATGGCCATACAGTAATATGCTGTTAACTGTCCATCAAATTGATGTGCAAAAGCAGATATAATAAAAACAATGAAACCAACAACGACTAAACCTTTTGCTAATCCAAACCAACCTTCAACGGTCATCCATGATTTTTTCTTTATTTTGTCATTCATTAATATATATATATTTAATTATTTTTTTTATAATATGAATAATTAAATATCATAAGTTTCATGACACCAGTCGATAAGTTCATCTTTACTCATTGTTTTCCAATCATTTCCTTTTAAATTTAAGAATCTTGGTTTTGTCATAAATGATGTTTTATAAAATATATAGGGACCATATTTTCCTTTTCTTACAGAAAAGTTTTCATTTAACATAGATAAAACATTTGGGTTTGATGATTTTTTACCCATTAAAATATCGAGCACATCTTCTAATTTAATATTATCTTCCTTTTTTTTTATAACTCCTTTCAAAGAGTGTTTGCTATCTCCACAAACAATATATAAACCAAATTTTCCTTTCTTTAAAAGAACATCATTATTTTTATATGAACCTAATCTTTTGCCAGTAAATGAAGGTTTTGGAGCCAATATTTCTTCTAAGGTATATTCTCCATTTTTAAGTTTATCTAAATCTAAATCTTTCTTGGCGGATTTAAACACAGTTTCTCCGTCTTTTTCATATTTGACAACCGGACCATATTTAGCTATCATATATGTATGTGTATCATTAATTTGAATTCGTTCTTTATTATCTTTTTTGATTTTAGAAGCTAGGTTATGCATTTCATCATAACAATTTTGACATAAACTTTGCCATAATTTTGCCCCCTTTGCTATTTCATCTAATGTATCTTCCATATTTTTTGTATATGGATATACAAACAATGAATCAAATTGCTTTACTAAGAATTCTATAACCATAATACCAGTTGGTTCAATTATTAATTTATTTTTTTCTTCACCAAACTTTCGAATACTTTCTTCTTCACTCAATTCTCCTTTTTCTAACATAAAATCGACACATTTTATATGTTTCCCTTTTACGTCACCCTTTTTAACATAACCCCTATCTTGGATTTTAGATACCAAAGAAGAGAATGTGGAAGGTCTTCCAATGCCCACCTTTTCCATTTGTTGAACTAATCTGGCTTCTGTATAGTGTGTTTTTAAATCCTTCAAAGTCATCTTACTCATAATTTTATTACATGTCATATTTTTTTGAGATAATTTGCCTATAAAGTTATAAATGGGATTTTCCTTTTCAAATCCTCTTACAATTAGCCATCCTGGAAAAGTAATTAATTCAGTTGAAAATTTATATGAATGTTTCTCTGGAGCTGTTATCTTTGCGGATAAAAGATTATATTCGGCAGGTGACATACAGCTTTCAACTGTATTTGACCATATTAATTCATACAATCGTTTTTGACCAGCGTCGGCGTTATCAGATAATTTCATCTTATCTATTTTTGTAGGTCTAATAGCTTCGTGTGCTTCCTGTGCATTATCATTTGTTTTCTTGGATGTTTTCTTGGATGTTTTCTTGGATGTTTTCCTTTGACTTAAACTAAGAATATTATCATTAACATAATCCTCAGACCATTTGTTTTCTATAAATGATTTTGCCTTAGAAAGGAATTCTTTACTATATGTACGACTATCAGTACGCATATATGTAATATATCCCTGTTCATATAACTTTTGAGCCGTCGTCATTGTTCTTTTTGGAGAGAAGTGTAAAATATTTGATGCTTTTTGTTGTAAAGTGCTTGTTGTGAACGGTAATGGGGGTTGTTTTTTTTTAGCTACTGGTTTAGAACATGTATATTCGTGTTCCCATTCAACACTTTTTTCTAGAAATTCTTCCATTTTAATTTCATTTTCATGATGAAAATTTAATTTAAATTCAAGATTTTTATCTGTAAAGAATCCTGTTGTATCATATGCTATTCGACCAGGTGCATTATTAATATCTTGTTGGTTATCATAAATTAAACGAAGTGCTGG